ATTTTTTATAGTAATAAGGGGGAAGTACCTCTCGGCAAGATCCCCCTTATATTTATTAGCCTAGGCTAATTTTGTTGTAGTAACAGTTGCTGCACCTGAAGCAGATGAAACAATAAGAACGTCTGATTCTGCTGTACCTGCGTTTGTCGCACATACTAAAATCATGTCGCCTTTTTTCACTTCTGCGAAGGCCAGGTTAAAATAACCTGATCCAACTATTACTGATGTAGCATCTCCATCGGTGTAATACCAAAGAGAATTAACTGCACCCATCTGAGCCACTTTAGAAAGTGGGTTGTCGATTGCGTAAGCCATATTTATATCTCCTTAATGATTACTCGGCACACAGCTGAACTCTTGCTGCATCACCATCGATTATTGTAGCTCCTAACGAAATCATTGAAGTGATTAAGTGAGAAACTTTTTCTGGAACGTAGTTTACTTCTGTTTTAACATCAGTACCAACACCAACACCCAAAGCACTTTTGTGAAATGCTAGAGTTTGTCTGTCAGTTGCTACTGTTAATCCAGAATGAACGAAGAACAAGAAACCTAACCATCTTTTGGCAGTCATGCCATTTCCGAATGGAAGGTCATTTGGCCCAACGTATTCTACTCTACTGAACTGATCTACTGATAATAGATTAGACCATTGTTTCGGCCCTACTACCCAGTATCTTTGATTATCATCTGGAACATCATTCGTATTGAATACTTCCATCATGTTTTGTGCTTTAATCAAAGTCATTCCAGTTGTCGAAGAACTTACGTTGTTCGCAATTGAAGTTGCACCTTTCAGTTTATCTACAATGATATCATCAGTTTTTCTTCCTAATGCATATGCAGCTGATTGTGCTATTACTTGTCTTTCGTCTATGTTAACCTTTAGCTCGTCTAACTTGTCAACGTAATCTGCTGCGTAATAATCAGTTAAAGTCGCAGACACATTGCTGTGTGCAAGATCCATAGCAACTACTTCAGCATGTCTAGCTTTAGTATTTGCAGTACCTTTTGCAACTTTTTGAAATTTAACAGAACTACCATTAACATTGTTAACTGTTCTAACTAGGTTCTTTAATTTGCTTCCCATTCTTTGGTAAGCCATATGAACTTCTGCTTCGAACTGAGTAATAAAGGCATTGTTTATTGTTGATGCCATGTTTTTATTTCCCTATTGTTAAGTTATTGTTAATTACCGATTATCTTTACAATACAGGTTTAGTTATCCAAGAAGGGCTAACATGAATATTTTAAAGGTCTTAACTAAGGAATAAGCTATAAGTGCCATTGTAGGCAACGCACATTAGATCCAATGTTTAGGAATAGTGATTACATCACCAAATTCTATTTCATCATTATCAAGATGAACATAAGTACCAAACAAGGTTATATATGTTTTGGTATCTTTATAAATCCAAAATTCACCTGTAACACAGTTCGCTGGTTTGGCTGCATCCATTTCTTTAGAAGTCAGCCATCCAGTTTGACCTACACAATCTAACCAATTGAGAGGCTTTTTAAGTTTTTTATACTTAAACTTGTGGAGTTTTTGCGTGGGCTTTTTCATATAACTCCGTTACTCTTTTAACATAAGATGGATCTCGTCTACTACTATCCCAATATCTAGGATCATTAAGCATACCTTTAAGATCATCAGCACTAGCACCTAAATCTATTTGAGTAGGTGAACTTGGCATTGGTGTATCTTTACTTAAAGCCATTAATTCTTCAATAGCTTTTACACCTTCTGCATTTGATGCTAAATTTGCAATCGTATTATAAGAGTCTGGAGTTAAATTTTTCTTAGTCCAAAGATTAGCAGCTTCAACTCTTTCTTTTCCAGTATCGCCTAATTTTAATAATTCGGCATCTCGATTAGGTAAAGTTGACATAGCATTAGTAACAAATGCATTTACTCCTTCATCATATTGACTTTGAGATAGACCACTTGCTTTAGCTGTCTTGTCCCACCATTTAACAATGTCCATATCTTTACTAACTTGTATGTTAGAATTTTCTGGAAGTTCTGGAAGATTAATTTTATATTCTTCTGGAACATTAGCAGATACTTCGTTAGAAATATCTTCTCTAATTTGTTTAGTTAAATCTTCTGTTCTTGCACCAAGTTTTTGTTCTAACGAATTATAACTTGATGATAGATTTTCTAGATTAACTTTATTTGCATTATTATCCCAGAACTTTTCTTGAACGTATTCTGGTCTTCCTGTATCAGCAACATCTATTGTAGCGATTGGTGCTGAAGTTTCAACATTATCATCTGCCATCTTGTTCTCCTTTGTTTATTCTTGTTTTGATTATACCTACTAAAAATCTCATACCTTCTATATGAAATAAATGATTGCTAGTTATATTTGGCCCAGCTATTACTTCTGTAGTAATTGATTGTAAGTAAGCTAACACTTTCTTTCCTGCGTCCCCTTTGAACAATGTTGAAAATTGTTTATTTAATAAGGCTTCATCTTTAGCCGATCTTATATAACCATCAACATTCTTAACTGGGGATTGTTTCTCTTTCTTCAACTCATCCCAACTCATATCTTCCTTACTGAGGTTTTTGTTCCTCTGGTTGTTGTGACAACTGATTCATTTGTTCAACAATTGCCTTTTGTTCGTCCTCATTCCTAATAAGCTTTTCTGGTAAGTTCATTTTTTCTGCTAAATATTTAGCTGTTTCATTTTGGTTGACAATGACGTTAATCATTTGTGGCCCAAATGTTCCAGCAATTATTTCATTAAATCTACTTACATCTGCAACATCTTGTAAATGTTGAGCTTGTGCTAACGGAGAACGAGGTGCTATCTTTACTTCCCTACCATTAACTTTAGGGATTTCTATTCTACCTTGTTTAGATAAAATTCTTATAATTCTTCTTAGTAATGGATTAATTAACTCTGATTGTAATCTACCAAATGAAGATCCTATTTGTCTAGATAGATCTGCCATTCTTTCAGATACTTCAGTAGCTGTCATAGGTGTACCTTCTGGTTTACCTAGAGCTTCCATATATAAAGCTTTTTTAATATTAGCTCTCATGTCATTTAAAACTAATTGAGCAACGTCAAAATTAGATGCTGCTTGTATTGGAACTAAACCTTTAGATCCTGGTGCAACTGGAATTAAAGATCCAGGTACTAATGAAATATTATCTGGGTTAATAACACCATCATCTTCATAAGTATAAACTCCACTTACAGACATCTGTGCATTTTGTAATATTAATTCTATTGTAAGGTTACAAGTTTTAATTGCTGCCATCGCATTAAATACTGGCCCTCTGCCATATACTTCTCCAGATGCTTTATTCCATCTAAATACTAAATAAGGATTTGAACCTTCACCTTTATATTCTTCTTCAAATAAAACGTGTTTAGGATCTTCCATAAATACACATAGTTTAAATTCTTCAACATTAGGTTTATGTATTTTATAAACAGCTTCTATAATTTTAATTTGTTTCTTTTGTTTTAATGGATCAAAATTTTCTGGTAATATAGCTTTAGGATATAAGATAAGTATTTCTTCTGGCTTACAATATCTTGTTCTGTAAACAGTATCGATCTTACCATCTGGGCCATTCATTAAACAAACTTTTGTTAATGGTATAGATGTAAATTTAATTGGGTTGATTGCATCACCTTCTTCAACAAGAAGAACTCCTGTACCAATTGCAAGATCCATAAATGCTTCATGTATCTCTTGGTTAAAGTTTGATGTTTGTAATAATTCAAAAACGTATTCAGTAATTTTATCTAAGTCTAAATTTATCTGAGGCTTTTGTTCTTTAGGAATTTCTGATCCAGCTTGAAAGTCTGCCCATCTTGCAAAGGTGGGGGTGATTCCTGCTTGGAGTCTTGATGCAAACTCTTGGACTCCGACCACAGCTGTTTCATCAAATATTTTATCGGTACGTCTTTGACCTGGGGACTCGTCATAGAAAGACTCACGATTAGGTAAACAATATTCATAAGCTTCTTCGAACCTGTCCTTCCAATAATCTTTTATGCCTTGAGCTTCTTTATATTTTTTAAGAAGTTCAGTTGCTTTATCCGATGTACCATAACTGGGTGCATCTACAGTATTAACATATTCCATTTAATTTTATTTTCCTTCGAAGTAACCACGACCACCAGATTTACCAAACATAGATCTTGATCCAATTAATCCTCTGGCAGTTTTATCTTCTTTTTCTGCTTTTATTTTACTTGCATCTGCTGCTCTCTTATCTTCAGCAATTTTATCTGCTGCTAGTTTAGCTTCGTAATCTAAAGTTGCTTGTGATTTTCCAGGTGGTTTACCACCTCCAAAAATACTTCCCATTATATTAAGTCCTTTATTTCTTCATCCCCATCATCTTCAATAGGCTCAATTTCAAATTCATCTTTAGGCAGATCTTTACAAACTGATTCTAATTGTTGTAAAAGCATTTCTTCTGCATCACGATGATCTCTAATTAAATCAATCAATTCTTGGGGTGATTTTTGTTTTTGTTCACTCATCTTTCCAAAATGACGAATATCCAGCATTTATCAACGCACAATATAATTGATGTGGGGTAAGTATGTACCAATGATAAAATCCTATCAATCTCATTACAAATGAAACACAGGTCATATCTTTAAACCTTATAAATTGCCAGTTATCTTTAACAGGGCATTTAAGTATTTTGAAGTCTTTCAAATAATTAATTAAACCTCCTGCTTCCTCAGAGGTTAAAACATCTAGTTTAATTCCAGCATGAGTAAATTGTAGATGTACCCATACCTCTTTATTAACATCATATTTTAATGCACCACAATGAGTAAAGCCTTTCTTTAACCACCATAAGTATTTTGTATATCTATTCTTAACACCATCTTCGTAAAAATAGATTAGCCATTCCTCTTGAATATGTCCCATATCTTTCTCGATTTTTTAGATTGTCCTGCAAATACATCCCATTCTTTTTTAGCAATGGTTGGTCTTGAAGGGTGTTTACCTGTTAACATAGTTCTGCCTTCACCTGCTCCCATCATTAAATATTGTAAAGCATCGTGAACGTGAGAGTATCTATTCTTTAATGGTTTTTCATCATACCTATCTCCAGAAGTTTGTAGTCTTCTGTAATGATAACCTCCATTAAAACCTTTCTTTAAATTAATACAATCCGTGTGCATATTAAATCCTGCTTGTCCGTCAACTAATCTAGATAAGGTAGCATCAACAGATTCAATTCTTAAAGCAACATCATTAGATGGTGCAGGTAAAGCTTTCAATCCATATTGCCTCATAATTTGAAACGGAGTTCGTTCATCAGTTTGGGATCTAAAATCTCCAGAAGGATCTCCGTAAATCATAATCTCATAACCTTTATAGAGTTTAGCAATATCCCCTCTCAGTAATTCTGAGAACCTCATTACACCCATATCAAAACAAACTAACTCATTAATAATATTCCATTTTCCTGTAGTAGTCCTCTGACCAAAGACAGCTGCAGGTGTTAGTCCAAAGTCAATTCCAATCCATATAGGTTGGTTAGGAATTAAAGCTATTGGATTTTTGGTAACGTGTAATTCTTCTTTGAAGCTGTGGTACACAGGTTTACCTTCTTCAATAGATCCTAGTTTATTTAAAACATAAACGTCAATCCATCCTTTAGTTTTACCTCTTATAATATTTGGATAATATTTTGGAGTTATGTTAGTTCTATTCTCTGCTTTGTCATTAGGTTCATAAGCAGTAGTCATTCCGTCCTTATCTTTTTTTTCAAGCAAGGCTGGAGGTTGAGTATGGAAACTCCAGTTATCTGGTCTGATTAACATTAAAGCTTCTTCTCTAGATATGTGATCTGGTACTGGAACATCGCCAGACATAATAGCCCACCAATGATCTTCTTCTGGAGCATTGGTATCTGCTATAACCCCATACCAAGACGCACCACCATCTCGCATAGACGGAAACCTCCCCACACGCATAGTACAAGCATCAATAATGCTCTTAGGGATTTCCCTCGCTTCATTAACCCAAACACCAGTAAGCTCCAATGATAATAATTTTTTAACATCTTCAGGTCTGTCAAGTGCTAAGAACAGCACTTCCATGTCCAATTCTCCTTGGTTAATCCTATGTGTATAAGGAACAGACCAAGCAAAATCTCCCCACTTATCTTCTGGAAACCAATCTATCCACGTCTTAATCGTGGTAGTTTTTAGCTGTGGATTAGTATTTCTTATTACTGCCCACCGAGATCTTCTTTTTCCATCCTTATTCTTTTTTTGTAATAAAGCCCTTCTAAAGATTTCAATACAACAAGCAACAGATTTACCAGAACCTACTGGCCCTCTGATTCCTCTAAAGAAGTCGTCAGACTTCATAAACTCTTTTAGTACAGCACCTTCTGGTTTGTACTTAAAATCAATCGACATTTATACCAACATTCGCTTTCAACAAGTTATAAACTGTTTCTTCTCCAAAAGCTTCTACAAGCTTATCAGCTTCATAATCTGTTATCATGTGTGTTGGGTAATGTTGTAAATGTGTTTTCTTAACAATCGTTCTTAATCTTTTTCTATCCTTTATACTTAAATTATTTAGGAATGACATTTTACCCTTTCTAATACTTCTTTGAGTATTTCAGTTTCTTTACCATACTTTTCTTCAAATGCCTTCTTAGACAGATGTATAGAGAAGTTTCCCTGATGATGGTCATGGCATAACGGAATAACCTCGAAGTGGCTTGTCCGTCTTCCTATGCCTGTCCCAGGGGGTCTTATATGATGTAGTGAGGCTGGTCTTTCACAGACAAAGCATCCTAGTTCAGCAACTCTACTCATATGTTCTTTTTCTAATCTAGTAGCCACTAGGTCTAGGTTTTGGTTTAGAAGGCTTCTTCGGCTTCTTTGGTTTCTTGTTCATTGTTTTTTTCATATTCTTCCTTTATTATTTCTTCATAACTAGCACGACAGTTATCTGGTGTAGCAGCAGAAGCTTGTTGAGCAGCAGTAACATTATTTGGGGAGGAAAACAAGATCTCTTTTTTAAGATCCATTGTGTCCATACTCCATATCTTTAGTAGGTAATTTTGCATTGTTCCTCTCGATTAGTGAACAATCTAACTATAGTGTTTTAAAATATTTTTAAACGCACTTATGTAGTTTAGTTTATTTTTTCTTAGATTTATTTTTCTTAGCAACATCAGCCATTGCTTTCTCTGAAGCACCTGGCCCATAGATATAATCTATTTGTGCGTCAGTTGATGGATATAAAGGATCTTCCTTTTTGCCATCTTTAATTTTATCTGCTATCCAAGATTTTGTGTGCCAACCTTCATGTGCCATAATTATTTTCCTTTATAATAGGTTTAGCAATATATGCTAATCTTGAAAACGCACATTATCTC